ATTCGCAGTTATAGGGCTTGTTCAAATATACTGTTGTATATGCATTATGTTGCATTGTAATACGACAAATATTTACTGGACAGTCCTATAAACCGGATATAAAATAACTAACCAGAATATATATATATATACAATTAACAATGTCCAGAATATTAAAAATGTTAAAAATAGACAATGATGAAGATGATTTTTCGGAATATATGACCAAATATGCAATTATGATATTGGGTATGATATTGGCAATTGTGTTATTAGCTGTATTATCTTATTCATTTTATAAATTATCAGAATCTAAGGGTGATTTGCAATCAGATTTAAAACAAATGGCTACGAAAACAACCAATGTTGCGTCCGGAATACTTGCAACAACATCACATGCTGTTACACACAAAGCTAGTGATATTACCACATCACTTAGCGATACCGTAGCAAACACAACTGTAGATTTATCACCATCATTGACCGCATCGTCAATACTACCGACACCATCCGCACCACCCGCACCAGTCGCACCAGTTCGATAAAATTGAAATGCTAATAAATTAATAACAATAGTTAATTTATTCGCTATAATACATAAATCGATATAAAAATGAGTAATAACGTGCCATTATATTACGTTGATAAAAGTGTTTTTGAAAACATACCGGATTTGTTAACCAATATAACAAATTGCAAATATTGCATAGAACAAAAGTGTTTTGGAACCGATTATTGTACATATTGTGATCATGATAATAACTTAACAACGTGCAGTATATGCAATATACCTGACAGCTTTGACGAACATAATAATATTTGCTCGTATTGCAATGAATTATTAAATTCGCAATTGAAACACGATTACGCAAAAATACTAAGACATAATGTGCGAAAAAGATGTCAACATATTGCACAGTTATTCGTAAGCAATCGAATAAATCCGTGTGATATTCGTTTACACGCAATATGTGATATGATAGGAAAACATGCGGCCAATATGTTATCCAGTCAATTCGGATCATATGGAAAATATATTATAATGACTCGCATGTATAACGTAGGATATAACCAAGGACAACTAAATGTTAATCAATTGCGATTAGTGGTAGATAAATCAATTTTATGTGAAAAATATAATTCATCAAGTGCGTATGAATGGGGATTTATAACCGGATATATGTGTGGATGGTTTGATTATTTTGATGACGTTATATATGGATGTAATTTGTCAGATGTTTGCGAAAAGATAATGCATAAACGGCCTAAATTAAAAAAGCATTATCTAAATAAATCAAATATGCTACATGACTTTATTAAATATCAATTCTAAATATATCACCCCGCTTTGAAAAAAAGTATATTTTAATATACTTTTATCAGAGATACTAAGCCGTTGTCTATTTATTAAATATATTTATAACGCATATATTCGGTTTTTACTCTGATTATTAAATATTATTTATAGCATAAATATATAATCATAATGCTTAACAGTAAATATAAATACAACAAGTATAAACATAAGTATATGAAATTATTAGGCATCAACCGCGAAGGATGAAGTTTATTTAACGGTGATGGTCACGAACAAAATGTAGCGAAACCAGTTCCCACGAAAAACACAAATATAACGCAACGTGGTGGATGAGGGGTCGACGACTAAATATAAATGGCAAATTAAATAGTTTGTTATATGATGATATATAACAAAACCATTTGGAGTTGTATTTCTGAAAACAAACTATGTTGTTTTGCCACAATTTAAACAATATTTATATTGAGATGATTCATGCTCATTTTTACAATATGTTGTTATCAACAATTCATACAAATTTAATAAACTATTTGATGTAAAAAATACGGTGCTTGGATGATGTATATCATGTATATTTGGCAATATTACTTTTTTGCATTCACATTTTTCGATAGGATTGCGATGATGGTGAAATTTACAATAATGTAACATACAATCATTGCCGTATTTACATTCATCAAAATATTCTAATAAGTGTTTTGACTTTGTACATGTCATTAAGTTACAATGTGGGTTATTGCATACATAATTATCGAACCGATTAATCACATAAATGCAATCATTTCGCTTGCATATTTCTTGAAAATCACATTTAAATTTACGCAAACGTCCTTCTGGGTCATTGAACCAAATTTTATCAGCTTTTTGCTTCTCTTTAATAATATTTTCCGGAACGGTTGATATATCGTATAATAGCACATGTTTATTATAGCAAATTGTAATTGTTTTAGTATTTCCAATATTACACGCAGATATATAATTTTGGAATATTTTTGATGGATATATATATGGATTTCCGTTATAAAATTCAACTGTTATTATTTCTTTGGTATCAATATGTTGTATAATTATATCAGCATCTGATTTAAATCCTGCGGAGTGAAAACAGGTAGTTGCTATTATTCTGTATTTACTTATGTCAAAATCCTCTTTTAATAGTACGTATATCGTACATAATATACCTATTTGTTCTTCCATTAATTTACCCTTGGTTTTTAAAAATCGTCCACGCTCTTTATTATCATCATATATTTTTAACCCTCGTTTATGCGATCCACCTGGTGTTTGTAAATACGCATTCATATTCATTTTATCACAATCATCGTATAAACCGAGTATGCACTCATTGATATGTTTTTCTTTAAAATCGCATTTATCGATATACCATGTTACATTTATATTAGTGTTATTTATAGATACCAATTGCAACGTATCGCCATAATCAACATATCTTAAATAATTGCCATATGAATTATTGGAAAAATCAACAATATCGCTATTGTGTATATGCACTTGTACACTATCTTTACAATTAACTCTGAATAATCCTCGAAGATCATCGTTAATATTAAATACTTCTGCTGTTGAAGGTATATCGACTAAGCATTTCTTATCAAATGTCTGTAAGTTAAAATGTACTTTTTTAAATTTAAATATGTGTTCGATATCGTTTACCATATATCGATTGACAAACTGCGTTGATATTATCTTTTGCATTATGTTGTAATTGATTAATAATTATTATAATAACTATTAATCTATTCGCTTATATGGTTAATTTTTCAATTTCATATGTCATCTAATCTATCTGCGATTTTCTTCGCAACATAATTCATTTTATCTTCTTCTACACATTTATTCGATACACAAACAACAAGTGCAATAAACCGCACTATAATAAATACAATTTGCAGACATATAAGCGTAACAAGTATTTTCCCTGCATCGGCAGGATTTTTGCTAATAAATGCTAGCATAATTACGAATAAAATTACATTAATAATACTCATTACAAATAGTGTGTTTGACGATTCTATTTTGAAATATAAATAAATTAATCTAAATATTATCTTTAAATAATCCCACGTAAATACCATTACTTGCATTAATGATATTATCATACCAATGTATATAAGTAATACTGATGTGCTGTATGCACTCTTTTCATAATATATGTACAATATCGCTACACATATAGTCGTTAATAGTATCAATCTTATTAATTCTATATATTTTTTTTGATCGCACTTTAATTGCATTTTATTATATATATATTTGATATTTATTCAATTTATTCTATCAACATATTATTATATGCGTAATTAATATAATAACACAATGACAAGTATATGACGGTCCAGTAAATATTCGTCGAATTACAATGCAATATAACACATATACAACAGTATATTTAAACAAATCATATAACTGTGAATAGGGGGTATCAATACTTCGTATTAATGCCCCCTATTCACAGTTATATGATTTGTCCGGAATATGTATGCTGATTATGTACCATGGTATATTATAATACAGCGGATATTTACTGGACATTCCTATATATTTAAATGACGTGTTAAATATTGTGTATACATTATCGAAAATAGGGTTTATACATTGTAATTTATCGTCTAAAAAAATCTTTTGTCAAATTGACAAACTAGGTTGCTTGAGATATATTATAAGTGATTATAGCGATAGTCTAATGCTACAAAAAGAGCCAGATGGTGCATTTTCGGTTAAGTTTGTTCGTGATGATATTGATGGCAACCTATCCGCGATGACAAAAAAATATGACGTTACTAGCCCGAACCCGTATGTTGTTAATAATTATCGAAATAGTCCATGGGTGTTAACATCTATGGACGATATGGATGATGTGAACGAGAATCGATACATTGATAAATTATTATTTTTATGTGATGCGTATGCTATCGCAACTGATATAATTAATATTGCCCGTATTAATCATGATAAACATAAAATATACACGTATGATAAATCGACCATAATAACCGGACATGTTAATTTTATCGGACATACATTAGCTAGAATACACCATCCTTCTGACCCGGTATTAAGGCGGGCAACTAATCTACAACAGTATACTGACGCACTGCAATGGGATATTTCTGTAACCGATCATGAAGATATTGACGAAACATATATGTGTATTAAACCAATAAATAACGAATTCTCGCATCGCTTATACGAATTAGACAATGATACCGTTTTGCAAATAATATCAACATATGTATCTTTTATATTCGATAACAATTTTTACAACATGCCTACTGAAGTGAATCAGCATATAAATGAGTGTTACGATAAAGTAATCGGTAAATTATCCAATACTATATCAACTATGTTGACGAACTCGGCAGAGTTTGAATTGCGACAACAGTTTGCATCGATTATTAATCAAAATATGGAATGCGTACATCATCCAAGTGTTAATTTTAAAGCAGGTGTAGATATTGTGCACACTGCCGTTGAATATGAACAATTGATCGCAACTTAGCTAGTCACATACCATAGAGTTCTATTTGTACGTTGGAATATCAAAGCACTCTTTGTTAAATTTATCACAATATTCATTCTGGACAACTAAAAAATATGTATCGCATGCGAATGTGTATCGCATGTTTGAGAAATTCATATATGGTATTTTATTTTTTGGCAACAATTTTTTGTAAACCAATAATCCAGACTTTTCTATGCAACTTAATACTTTGTAGTCATTATTTTCGTATATACCGCCTTGTATATCCCACGCAGGAATACAAAATATATACCTAATAGGCTTGTTACTATTTTTCATTTTAGATATTAATAATTTGGCGGATGAATACATAACAGTTTCATCATACGGGGGATTAACTGCATAACATCCACGTATTGGTGTTATATCATATACTGACCCACGCCCACCAAATATCTTTTCGATATCATAAAAAATACACCCGAATTGCTGTGTACCCTCAAAATGATTTATATACGATGCAAAAAGCTCGATTTTGCATTTATATTTATCGATAAAGCATCGTTTTAGACCAAGTGGTATGGCTAATTGATGATTATGGCTTTTCAATGTAAAATATCTATAATATCCACACCATATTAACATATTAATATCTGCATTATTAGTTTGTTTTTTATATTCATCTGTGTAATATATTTTAGCTTTATTAAGTAGCTTTGCATAAACATCTTTATGCAATACCGCATTATATTTGTTGTTTGTTATATATGGATCGTTTTCAATATACAACATAATATAATCTTCATATGATACTTTATTAATAGTTAATTTATTTTTATTATTTGTGTAAAACGGGGATTTTAAGTATGCTCGTAGATCTTCCATTTTGTTTTGTACAAATGGATATAGATTCTTTTTAAGTTTGTGAATTACTTTATTAGATACTTTATTATCAGTTGTGTTTTTTTCAAGTAATGCGTTATGTATGTCGTTTTTTAATTGCTTATAATAATAATTTTTAGTACTGCTAAATGGAATTACCGGGTCTAATTCTCGATATCTACGCCCATATTGTATAAAAAACCATGATGAGAATATGGCGTCTAATTTATGTGTAGCTGGTCTACCTTTATGCTCAAATACGCTGGGTGATACGTATTTTAATACGGTACTCACAAATATATTTTGCATGTCGGTAAATATGTCCGATCTCTTAATTTCTATCAGCGGATTAATATCAGATATTTCATATTGTATGTCTAGATATTCATATTCGTAATCGTTGTCTGTGTATTTGTTAGACTTATACATTATATGTCTAATATATGTATAGCGATGAATAATATTAATTATCAGCACAAATACAACAAGTATAAAAATAAATATTATAAATTAAAAATGCATGGTGGTGGTATAGAGCCATCAAAAATAAACTATGTAGATGCAATTGATCGTAGTAAAGGATGTGCTGTAGATATATATAAACCACCGATCGGAACTGGTAGTTTTGGAACGGTGTATAGGGCAAAGTCTATAAGTCATCCAGATGTTATATGTGCAAACAAACAAATGGTTGACAGCTACTATTGTAGTATTGAAAGCGATATGAATGAATATGTTTATAGAATTGTAAATTCGCGCTTCGCAGAATGTTTACAATTTATAATTAATCCGATAGCATCGGATTGTAGACGTAATAAACTAGGATCATATACATACTCATTTATTAATACTGTATTTGGTGGCCGACGTGCACTCGACTTATTTACAACAGTATTACATCGAGAGATATATACGCAACTAAGAATAAACATACTAAATAATATCATGAATATATATGGACGAATATTATACCAGATAGGGGTTATATGGAAAGATGCTGCATTAAAAAATGTATTATATCAACTTCATGAAGTTGGCTATATTAAATTAATGCTAATAGATTATGGCATGAGTATTGCATTTACCGACGATATATGTCGTATTAACGATACGCGCGATGATATACATACATTACAAATAAGAAATGACTTATTACATCCTATCATATATGGCACATATACGTCGTCATGTGTATTATTACCATGCATCCAATTAATAGAATCAAATGATCAAAAATATTTGAAGGATATATTATTTTTAAACGATGCCGCTGTATTGGATCAGGAATCCAGTAAAATAACTAATAATCATTATGACAAGAACACGATTGATGTGAATTACGGATCGCAATCATATAGAGTAACAAGAATAGCCAATATAATTTCAACAAATTCACCTCATCCGGATAAGTCACCAATTCAACATGCACATGCAATAGAAAAATATGTTAAAGAATTAGATTGGGATATTGACGAGCATAATGTGATATACTTAATAAAAAATCGATATTCAAATCTATTTGAAGCATCAATGCATACGAGAGGTGTATATAGCATATATACACTTGTTAATTCAGCAGTTAGTGATATTATTGCCAACAACTATGACCATGTTCATATGAAACCGCGTATACATCAATGCATTGGAGATATTTATACTAATATTGGTAGAGCAAAGGCAACTATGTTATATGCTGATGAATATACAGCTATTCAGCAAAAATTTCCAGGCGATACACTATCACACGATCCATTTATTCAACCAGATCACGTAAATTTTCCGAATTATAAACAAAAACCACGGTTCACGGATATTGGTGAATATACTATTGAATATGCTAAATTAAATCCATAATAAAATTGAGTACTAATTCATATATTTATATACGATCATAATCGATATATAAATATATACCATATACAAATTATGTCGACTAGTAGCGCAAATGACGAAGATAAGTACAAGAAGATGTCACACATCGAGCATATTCTCAAATTACCGGATACGTATATTGGTAGCGTCGACACAGATGAGAAGGATATGTTCGTGTATGATGATGAATCCGATAAAATAGTAAAACGGCGCATAAATATAGTACCAGGATTATATAAATTATTTGATGAAATATTGGTTAATGCGCGAGATCACAGCGTGCGAGATAATACATGCACTGATATAAGAGTAACCATCAATAGAGATACAAACGAAATAACAGTTTATAATAATGGATGTGGTATTGACGTCGCTAGACATAGTAAATACGATAACGTTTATATACCAGATATGATATTTGGAGAGTTATTAACATCGACGAATTATGAAGTTAAAAACAAAACATGTGGTGGTAAAAATGGGTATGGTGCGAAGCTAGTAAATATATATTCAACCAAATTCGTTGTCGAGACGGTAGATAAAAAGCGAAAATTATATTTCCATATTGAATATAAAAATAATATGCAAGATAAAAGCACACCAATAACAACGAAAAATAATAAAGACCCATATGTTAAAATATCGTTTATACCTGACTTTAATTTGTTTAATGGTATTGATTGTATAACCGACGATATGTATGCGCTAATGAAAAAGCGTGTGTATGATATGGCTGGCTGTACAAATAAAAATGTTAGCGTCATGTTTAACAATAATCGAATAAACATAAATAGTTTTGCTGATTATGTATTATTATATTATACAAATCCCATTAACAGTATATCTGTATATGAATCGGTAAAATGGTGGAATGTATGTTGCGTATATGATTCAGAAAGTGACAATGGCACAGTGTCATTCGTAAATGGAATATGTACAAGTTTGAACGGCACACACGTTGATCATGTTGCAAAGATGGTTGTTGACAAGTTAACGAAATACATAAAAAACAAACACAAAAGCATAACGATTAAACCAGCATACATAAAAGAGAATGTGACATTGTTTGTTGATGCAACTATTGAAGAACCGGCGTTCAATAGCCAAGTTAAAGAACAGTTAACAACGAACATAAAATCATTTGCACACAAATGTGATTTATCGGATAAGTTTTTTCAATTATTTTGTAAAACTGGTATTATCGACGAAATAGTAAATTTAGCACAATATAAAGATCAAAAAAAGCTAGAAAAGTCAGATGGGAAGAAAAAAGATAATTTAAGGGATGTGAAAAAGCTTGTTGATGCTAAATGGGCAGGTACGCGAAAATCGGCACAATGCCGGTTAATATTAACAGAAGGGTTATCCGCGAAACCGTTTGCTATCGAGGGATTAAAAATACTTGGTAACGAGAGATATGGTGTATATCCATTGAAAGGAAAATTATTAAACGTTCGCGACAAGAGTGTTAGTAAAATAGAAAAAAATGAAGAAATAGCCGAATTGAAAAAAATATTAGGAATCAAGCAAAATAAAATATATGAAAATAATAGTATTAGTCAGCTGAGATACGGTGGTATTGTAATATTAACCGACCAAGACGTAGACGGATCTCACATAAAAGGATTAATAATAAATGCATTTCATTACTTATGGCCAACGCTAATTAAAAATGTGGATGGATTTATACAAACAATGATTACGCCAATTGTTAAAGCACATCGAGTTGGCGATAATAAAATGACGGTGTTTTATAATTTAACTGATTATAACAAATGGCTAAGCAACGTCGATAATGTCAAGAAGTGGAAAATAAAATATTATAAAGGTCTGGGAACTACTCCGCTTGCTGAGGCGAAAGATTCATTTATTGATTTTGACAACGTATCATTTACATATATATGGAATGACACAAAACAAATTGAATTTGACAATGCGAGTATAAATAGTAAAGTTACAGTATGTGGTGATACGACTAGCATAGTTTACGATGCTGACGAAGAATGTATAAATAAAAAGCCGTTACATAAGTCAATGCTGAAGCCCAAACCCAAATCAAAAAAACAACCATTGCTAACCGATATCAATAGCGATGAATACAGTATACGATTAGCATTTGATGAAAATATGACCGATCATCGCAAGCATCTTTTAATGAATTATGATCACAATAATATTTTAGATTATAATAGTAAATATATTACATACCACGAATTTGTAAATAAAGATTTAGTACATTTTTCAAACGAAGATATTATGAGATCGATACCATCGATAATTGATGGGTTTAAACCATCGCAGAGAAAGGTATATTATGTAACTCTATCACATAATCTAAAGGATACTATACGAGTATCACAGTTAGCTGGATACGTTTCTGCTGAATCTAAATACCATCATGGTGAAGCGAGCTTACATGGAACTATTACGACAATGGCTAGGACGTTTGTTGGGTCTAATAATATAAATGTACTATTCGATGATGGTAATTTTGGAACCAGAACATCCGGTGGAAAAGATGTTAGTCAACCAAGGTATATTGCTACCAAAATTAATGACATTTACCATAAACTGATCAGATCAGAAGATAATATAATATTGAAGTATCGATATGAAGAGGGTGGTAAAATAGAACCATATGTATATTACCCCATATTACCAACCATTTTAATTAACGGATGTGATGGTATTGGTACTGGATTTAGTACCAAAATACCATGTTATAATCCGATTGATATTGTTAATAATGTTTTAAGATTAATTCACGATGAACCATTGAAGGATATGAAACCATGGTATAGAAACCATTTAGGGGGGATCGAGCAACTCGATAAAGTAAAATATTCATCAAATGGTAAATATGCTATTATTGGAGAAGATACTGTGCGAATCACGGAGCTACCAATTGGAACATGGACAGATCCATACATAGAGTGGATTAATGAAACTATTGATAGTAATACTAAAAAGAAAATAGAAATAATTACTGATTTCGATAGCAATGCCGATAATGATATAATCGATATTACCGTTAATTTTAATCATGGTGAATTTCAAAAGCTACAACAAGCAGATAAATTATGTGATTATTTAAAGCTTAGAAAATCAATTAGCATATCAAATATGCATCTATATAACAATGATGAAATAATACAGAAATTTAACACTGTTCATGATATTATACATTATTTTTACAAAATACGTTTAGATAAGTATGACGATAGGAAAAAATACTATTTGCAAGTTTTAAAAAATGAAATGCTATTGCTACAATATAAAACAATGTTTATTGAATATAAAGTAGATAATAAAATAATCATTGAAAATAAAAAGAAAGATCTTATTCAAAATGAATTAATTGAACTTGAATTTCCACGTTTATCAACAAAGTTCGATGCACCTGACGATGATAAGAGTTATGATTATATATTCAGCATGCAAATACATAGCTTGACTCGAGAGAAAATAATTGAACTTAAGCAAAAATACAAGGATAAAAAAGATGAATATGAACAATATAAAAAAAAACATATTAAAGTAATGTGGGAAGAAGAAATAAACGATTTTGTAAAAGCGTACAATACGTGGCTGATATATATGACTGACCGCAATAAATCAACATTTAAACAAAAGAAATCTAGCAAGCGACGTTAATTGTTTTTTTTTTTTGATAAATATGTA